GGCATGGGTTGAGCCATTACAATTCCTGTTTGAATCGCACCCATCGCAATTAAGAACGGGGCAAGTGGAGGTGGATTTGTTGCAACTTGAACGGCTGTCCCTATTGCGATATTAGCAATTGCGTTAATCCTATCTGCGATGGCTTGCTTTCGCTTAATCGCCCTTAGTTGTTGGTCGTATTGCTCTTGACTAATTAACCCCTGCTCTCTTTGCTTTGCAACCATCTCAGCCTCGCCATCAAGTTCTTTTTGCTTGTAAGCCATAATGGTATCTACCGTGCCTCTGGCTGTTTCAATTACTATGTCTCTTTTTAGTTGCTCTTTTTTGGCTTTTGTTGTAAGAATATCTGATTCGAAATTATTGATATTTTTCTTATCCTCAATTCCGTATTTTTTGCGGAGTGCGGACAATGCAATCAGATATTCCTCGTCCTTTATTAATTTTTCTTGATATTGCCTGTCCAACTCACTCAATTCAGACTGAAACGCTTTGCCCTGCTCTGTTTCAAATATCCCCTGCCACTTACGCATTTCTTTCAACCTGTCCTGCTCATCTTTTGTCCTTCTGTCTTGAGCGTCTTTAAAATACTTATCGTCTGGCTTAGGTGGGCCAATCAAATTAGGGTCTTCAACTTTCTTGGTGAAATCAACCGTAAAAATATCCTTTAATGCCTTGTCCATTTCACGCTTTAATCTGGCTCTTTCGAGTCGCTCTTTTTCGATTTGTTTAATTTGAGCGTTTGTCAATGGAATAACCTCTTTCTTCTTTGCTATCTCGACATCCATTGACTTGACTATCTCGCTGTATGCAAAAGCAGTCTTGACCGCCATTGTATAACCCTCAGTATCCCCTAATGCTTTGCGCTCTTTTGCATAAGCCATCTCATCAGCTTGAAGTCGTTTAAATGTGGCTTGTATTTCTTCGCTTGTTTTTTTTCTTTCACGCTGTGTTTCCAATAATTTTTCAGCAACTCCAATCTCGGCTGAGGCGTCTGCTAATCGTGCCGACTCGTTGCGTATATATTGCTCTTGGGTCAGGTTAATCTGAGTCCACCAATTTAACATATCGGTAAGAACTTGTGCGCCACCAGCACTACCATAAAACCGCTCGCCAAGACTTGTCATATATCCTTCCCAAGCGTTTTGCAGTCGTGCCATATTGCCCTGCATACCCTCAGCCATTGTCTGTGCGTTTTTGCCAAATGCTTTCTCTGCTTCCTTTGCAAACTTGGGTAGTACATCTTCGGCAATCAACTGACCTGATGCCATCATCTTGTCGAGTTGTTGAGTTGTTACGCCCAAAGACTTTGCCATTATACCCATAGCGGACGGCATCGCCTCGCCTAATTGACCTCTTAGTTCTTCCGCACTGATTTTCCCCTTACCTATCATCTGGGTAAGTGCCGTCATGGCTCGATTGACTGATTCAGATGTTGCACCCGTACCAGCCAATGCGACTGTCATAGATTTAAATATCTTTTCCGCTTTGCCTACCTCCATCCCAGACGCTTTTGCAGCACCAACGAAAGATACAAACTCATTCGATACGGTCTTGAATGACATACCCAACTTATCGGATAGTTCACGCAGGGAGTTCATCTGTTGCGTTCCTGCCGATTGCGACCCCATAAGTTCATTCATTCGGATAGTCAGCGATTGAACTTGACCTGTTAAAGTGAATACCTGCTTACCAAATGCAATTATCGAATCAAGACTGAACGCACCCTCCAACATATTCCCGACCTTGCCTAATGCTTGGTCTAATCCTGATACCTCTTTCTTGGTCTTGTCGGTAGCGTTGCCGAGTTTGTTCATCCCATCCACTGCTGGCTGGGTATCGGCAACTACACGGAATATTATATTTTGAGCCATATCAATTCGATTATTATCCTTTGTATGGCGATTCGCCTAATGACCGGGGCGGTCAAGGCAAAGATACGAAAAAAATGGGTTAAATTAATTTCAGCGGGTCAATCCGCCTGCCTTTTTTATCGACAAAGTACAACACCTTGCCGTTTTCGTCCACAACTGGGCGTATCGTGCCTCGTCTTAATTTGCGTCCAATGCCCATATTAATCCTTTACAGATTCCCTTAATGCAATACCACAAATGACGCCAATTAAAAAGACAAGAACTATCATACTTTGACGCTTTTTTGTTTCAAATGCAGTTCGTACTTCCATGCGTTCACGGTCGAAGCGTACTCCTCGATTCCCATCTTTTCGAGCATTTTAATTTCGGTTAATGAGCCATTGCATAGCATCCGATGCATCAAGTTCACCTCGGTCACGAAAGTTGAGAATTCGTCAGCCCAGTTTCTTCCAAGGGAAAGATACTCGTGCTTGGGTCGCTCGACTCCATCAAAGTCCTTTGAAGGATAAGCGAACGGATATAAGCGTCGGAGATGTCCGATAAGTCCATTGTATAGCGTACTCCCAACTGAATAAAAAAAAACCGTGCATCTTCATCTTTTGCCCATAGTTCGAGTTTTACCCGTTGCATCTTCGGGTCGAAGTCCATCGGGTCTTCATCAGGATGGACGACAAAGACGCAAGCCAAATCTTGAAGAAGCAACTCGTCTGGAATGTCATTGATGCGTCTTTCGAGTTGGTCGAACTTGGAGAACCCTCCGACAATATCGCCCCTGTTCAGGTCGTCTTTAATCTCCTTGAACGCTTTGACCAATCGTTCGGGGGTCAGTCCCATCGACGCCCTACGAACGGCAAGGTCGGCAGGAATTACCCGATTAGCAGGTATGTCGCCCCAAGTCTCGAATGTACGCCATTCGATGCCGTTTGAATCAGTGTAAATGTTTTTAAGGTTGCTCATATTCCCGTAAAGTTACCCTTTTTAGCAAACCTATCCAAAAACTGCCTGTGGAATGTCCAGAGATAATATTCGGCACAATCGAATAAGTGTCCGGTCAAAGCGTCCGGTGCTTTCTTGCCCGAATCGTCCGCCCGTTGCATGAGTTCCATGTCCTGAATCAGGTATTTGCAGGACGAATCAATCATGATATTACCATGCTTAGCCAGCATTGAGTTGAGTAGTACGATATAATCCACGCTCAAAGGATTAGCGGAAAGCAGTCGTATCTGAGCCTCCGATACACCCAATTCACCTTTAATTATTTTCCAGTTGGATAGACCCTTGCTTATTGTTGTCCTGTTCCGACCAGATGCATCACCAGTAAGAATCAACCTGTGTTGATTCGGGTACTTTGCTTTTATTCTTTGACATAGTTCGGTAACATCTGAATTTATTATCCGTTCCTCCCCGATAATTCTAATTCGCTTCCTGTCAGGCGTGTGCTGGGCATAGATACAAGTCATTGGGCTAACATTAAAGTCGAATGAAATGTAAATAGGTAGGTTCGGGTCTTCCTCAACCTTTCCGACATGGACGCTTCGGGTAAATGAATAAGCGTAGATTGACGATTGTGCCGTAATGAGATGGGCTAATACTTCACGCTTGAATGTTTGCGGGTCTAAGGTGGCTTCCAACTGCTCAATGTAGCCCGATGGTAGGTTGTGTTGGTTCACATAAGATTCGGCTTGAACTATTGCAATTCGATTCGATTCAACCTGACTGGCTTCTTTGAGTTCGAGATAGTACTTGACATTATCGGGTGGAGTTGTGGCAGTTAGAATTTTGTGGGTTAGGTTTAATCCTTTGAAGGTCTGACCTCTCATCCTTGCCCGTAACTTACCCAAGGCAAATTCAAAGTTCCGCACATCACGAGTTTCATCCACAACAATCCAATCCCACTCCGACCCGTTAACGGTGTTGTAATTTTCGAGGCTGGTTAGTACCGCATAAGACCCCCAGCGAAAAGTAATAACATTCTCCGACCCGATTCGGCTGTAAGGTTTAACGCCTTTCATTTGCCTGTTTACGATATAATCTCGTTCCGGTTGAAGTCCTGCCCGTTGCCAAGCCGATTCAATTCCGGGTAGCGTGGCTGTTTTCATCATCGGTACGGTTGGGGCACAGATTAACCCTCGGCTATTTGGAACGGATAGGAATGGAATCGAAGCCATCCCGAGCATGAAGGTCTTACCTACACCAACGCCCGTTACCATGTGAACTTCTTTGGCTGGGCTGTGGTGGAGTAGATAGTACGCTTGCTGTTGGGCTTCGTTTAGTTCGGTCATTCGATAGATTCAAGCCACGCCTCCACCGAACTGAAACGAGCGTATAAATTGCCCCGACCTTTTGACATCATTTCAGTTGATTCGTCTAATCGGTTGTGTCGAGTTACAACTATCTGAACCGTATCGAAATGCTCCATCAGTTCGGCTGTTTTCGTTTCCAGAACTTTATGTAATTGGATGGCTTCGGCTTCGGTCATTGGTTCAGTTTATCAATTGCCTCCTTCGATATGTTTACGGTGATTTGGGGCGGTTGGTATTGTTCGTTGTCTTTTGGTGCAGTCATTTCACCCGGTCTGCCATAAGCGTATTCCAGCAACAAACGCCCAGCGTTTAAATTACCTGAATTAATCCAACTCAATGCGGTTCGTCTTATACCTGCTTCGATTAGAGTCATATCGCCTTTCTTTTCGCTTAGTACCTTTGCCAGAATTACAGGCAGTTCAGGCAGAATCTCAACCATCTCTTTCATAGTTGGCGGTTTCTTTTTGCCTCCTTTCGGATTGCCCGATTCGCCTTTCTTCCATGGTTTTCTAAGATTTTCAGGATTTGGCATAAGGCTGTCCGTTCTTGGTTATTTTCAGACTTGGGTCAAGTTTCAGCATTCGGTCGATAATGACTTGGCAGTATTTGGGGTCGAGTTCCATCCCGTAACATTTGCGTTTAAGTTGGTGGGATGCTACCATTGTAGAACCTGAACCTAAAAATAAATCTAAAACTTTATCTTCTGCTTTACTCGCATCTGATATTGCTTTCTCGCATAAAGGAATTGGTTTCATAGTTGGATGTAATTCGTTTTTTTGTGTTCTTGGAATATCCCAAATATCCATTCCATTATTGCCACCATAAAAATTATGTTCTTTTACCCATCCATAAAATATATGTTCGCATTTAGACATATAATCTGAGTTACTTAAAGTGTGATTTCCTTTGTTCCAAGTGATTAATGCTCTTACTTCTAATCCTGTTCTTTTTAAACTCTCAAAGTATTCACCTAATTTTAATCGATAAAAGCAAATATAAAAAGCACCATTTACAAATAGTTGTATATTGGCATTAATTGCATCTAAAAAATCATCCCCATCTTCTTTTGACATTTTATCGTTTTTAATTACTCCGTGTTTAGAATTAAAACTTTTACTCCCATCTGCGTGAATACCTCCTGTAAAATCCATTAAATAAGGAGGGTCGGTAAATACCATATCAGCCTTTTGCCCATCCATCAAACGAGCCACTTGGTCACTATCCGTACTATCCCCACACAACAACCGATGCTCCCCAATCTCAAACAAATCGCCAAGCACGATATCGGTTTGAACTTCGTCTGGAACTTCAAAATCATCCTCTTCGGCTTCGAGTTCTTTCGCATCTAAATCCTCCGGCAACTCCATCCCCCATTCTTCCAACTGCGAAGCGTCCCAGTCCATCGCCAGCATTTCCCAATCCCATTCGCCTCCGCTCGTGTTGTCTTTAATCAGAAATTCCCGTTCCTGCTCCGGTGTGAGGTTATCCGCTACGATTACAGGCACATCCTTCCATCCTGCTTCTTTCATCGCCTTAAATCGCATATTACCGCCCAGAATGACCATATCTTGATTTACAACGATTGGTCTGATTTCGGACATTTCCGGAAAGTCCTGAATCGACTTAACCAGTTTCTTGAATTTTTCGTCCTTGATTGTCCTCGGATTGGACGGATTCGGCTTAATATCGGTTATCTTAACCCGTTTCGGTGTCATTTCGGTGCGTTGCTGAGTGGCAAATATACGAAAAAAACAAACCCAGTCGGGGAGACTGGGTGTTGTAACTCGTAAACTCTTGAAAAAAGATAGAATCAAAAAAAACCTGTATAAGCAAAGGTAATAATTCAAATGATCCAGAATGTATTGATTTTTGCCGATCATGCTCAAATAGTCATATCTGCCATATTTAGCGTTTTATAACTCATTGATATTCAGTCCTGTTTTATATAACTCATTGATATAACAGACTTTATCTGTTAGTCTTCTGTTATTACTTCTGTTAGAACTATATAATATATTGACTATTAATATATTATATTATATAAATAACAGATTAACAGATATATTTGATATTTCACTTATCCAGATTTATTTTTTTTATTCATTGATGATTTATTTTTTTTATAGAAATTTTGATGTCGTGTTCAAAATCTGTTAATCTGTTAGAAAACACATCTAACATATTACAAATCAATATGATACACGCACTAACAGATAAAAAAACCATCTGTTAGTATCTGTTATCTGTTAGGGTTGATTCAGATCACTAACTTTGCTACATGGAAGCAAACGAAGCCAGAATCCAACAAAACGCATTTTTACGCCTTTGGAACAACTTTCCCGAGTCGCGCGGGTGTTTATTCCACATTGCAAACGAAAGGGCGTCAGGAAGCGCGAGAGAGGGCGCAATGCTCAAAGGGATGGGAGTTGTTCCGGGCGTCCCGGATTTATGCCTTGTCTGGAATGGGTCTGTTTACTGGTTTGAGGTAAAGACGGAAAAAGGCGTATTGTCCAAAGCACAAAAAGCCCTGCATCAGAAGTGGTCTGAGCAGGGCGTAAATGTGCAGGTGTTAAGAAGCGAAGAAGAAATTTATCGTTCCGTGTCTGAAATACTTTTGACCAAGTAAACGCGTTTTTTCCCGTCGTGGTGTTGCAGAAATTCAAGCCGTTGCAATGTTCTTCCAACCTGAACAACCGACGCTCTGCTGTGAGGCATTTTCTTGGTAATGTAGTCGTGAATTTCCGTAGCAGTCAAGAGTATTGTAGTCGCGTCTGATGGGTCTTCTGCTGGCTCATAAAACTTCATGATCATTTCCTGCACAAAATCGGTTGTCGTATTTTGTTTTGATATTTCGTTGAGCAACTTGTTTTCCTCTTGCGACAAAAACGGAGACTCACCGGCAGAAGTGTAAAGGTGATATGCTTCAATAAGCGGATCAATTTTATCAATCGCATTGTACCGGTCAAGGTCTATTTCCTGAGCGTTTATCGGTATAATTCTTCTATTATTTGTTTCCTGAATCAAATCGCGCTCGTTTGAAGTTCCGCAAATCATTGCAACTCGCTTCATTTCTTCATGTTCTCGCGCGTATGCTTTCCTAACGGTAAAAGAGTTCTGCCCGACTTTTGTCTTCATAAATTTCGAGTCTTTTGAAAACTTACCGCCCCATTCGTCGTCGCACACTAACCATTTTTTCGAAAGTAGAATGTCATCGTCTTTTCCTTGATCCATTTGCGATATTTGAAAATAACGCTCGCGTAAGTCTTCCGGAAGTAGATTTGACCAGAACCAAGTCTTTCCTTTGCCTATTTCCTTCCCCCATAAAATCGGGATAATTGGTGGCATTTTATGACCAAATGCACCTGCTATCAAACCCAGATAAAACTTGGTCAGGAAAGTTTCAATAAAGTCAGGTATAAATTCGCCATCCGGAAGATAGCCGTTATACCCTCGTATGCAGTCTGCCATCTCTTTAATTGATCCGACTGGCGTGCGGTCGGAGTGGCTTTCAATAAACTCTGTAAGCGGATTGTATGGAGTGACGCGATCAGAGTTAATAAATATCTTAAATGTTTCAAGTGGCAGTTTTGGAACTATTTCTTTCATGTCCAGATACATGGAATTAATTTGCTTGTCAGATATTTCCGTTCCGTTATTCTCGATCCGTTGGGTGATCGTATTATACCTAAGCGACGCGTTAGAGTTCAGATATATTTCAATTTCTTTGACGATATTGTTTCCAGACTCAGGTGAGTATTCTCGCTTAAATGCTTTTTCGGCTATTTCAGACGCTTCTAAGGCATCCATTCCATTCAGTTGGGTCAATACCTTAACAGCCGACTCGATTGTTCTTCCTTGCTTTTTTGCTTGCTCACAAACCCGCATTGCCTGAACCGTCTGCTTAGAACGAATCGGAACGCCAGCAACTTTGCAATAATGGAAGAATGTAGAAATAGTCAAACCTGAACCGCGCGATTTGAGGCAGGCGTTATATTGATGATCTGCTTTTTTCTCGTCGTATTTTGGCGAAAAACGCGAAATAGTATGAAAATAACCTCTGCCAGCCTCTTTGAATTCGTCTGCTAAAGCAAAACCAATTCGATACCAGTCATGATAAGATGAATTGGTAATATCGACGGCATTGCGTTCAATATGGTCAATGATCTGATTAAAGTCCGATGTTGAATATACCGGTGGCGGTGTTGATTTGGGTATTTCTTTCTTGGGGATGTATTTTTTGAATATGTGCGCCTTTTGGTTATGGTGCAGATGCGGGTCGTATGAAACAAACCGAGAACGAGTGATATCTTTGCAGGATCGGTCAATGATGGTTGCAAATTTTTCCGCATAGTATTTTTCAAGTCCGGCAAATGCGTCCAAGTGTCGAGCGGGGTCTATTTTAATAATAACGGCAATACCATTTCCTGAGCAGGAAGAAAAGCAGGCATAAGTGTAAGAGTCTTCACAAATAGACTGATACAGCAGGAAATGCTCTTGCGTGGGAAGTTTGTCAATATCCACGCAAATAAATCCAGAATGCTTAATCAAAGCGTCTGCCCTGCGCCTTTGAAACTGCCCTGAGATAGTTACCATTGGTAGTTTCTCTTTGTCCGATTGATCGCCTGACGACCTGTACTTTTCGACTTGTTCTTTCCATCGTCCTGATTTGACAGAATGAATAAAATTGTCTATGTGTTCGGTATCGGTCGAAATCGAATCTTTAGCGTTTTTGTAAATTGAAATGTATGACATATTTTTTTATTTGTTAGTGTACTTGTTTTTTACTTTCAGCATTGCATAAACCCAACCCTCTTTATATCCAAGCAACCTCTGCACCTGCCTCAATTCGGACTCGGTCATTTCGGTATATTTCTTACGCAAATGTTCAGGTCGCCTTGGTCGATCTTCAGGAGTAATATCCTGAAATATTTCCGCTTGAGTTGTTTTGTTTTCGATTGGAGTATAATCTGTATATCCGCAATCTGGGCAAACCCTAACTGATACTGGCATCATATATTTGCATTCTGCGCAAGTTTTAACGCCAAACGCGCCTGCTTTGTTAGACTTTTTCTTTACTTTTTCGGTCAATGACCAATCTTTGTCGTCGTCGTGAAATCCGTGCCTATCAGTTACATTGCGTCCATGATCAAGAACAATGGCGTGCGATTTACCCGGATAAGGTCTTAGGCAGCGACCAACCATCTGCATAAATAACGCTTCGGATTGGGTTGCTCTGTTAATAATGCAGGTCTGTACATGAGGCACATCAAAACCCTCCGTGAACAGATTGACATTGCAGACGCCCTTTACCGCACCTGATCGGAATAGTTCTGTCAGGCGTTTTCTTTCCTGTGCTGAAAGTTCTCCGTCAATATGCACGCAGGATATTCCAGCCTGATTAAAGGCTTGTGCGGTCTTCTTTGAATGCTCTATATTGACGCAAAAGCAGATAAAAGATGTTCCGTTTGCCTTTAGTTTGTAGTGGTCAATTATTCCTGAATAGAGTGTCGGCTTGTCATATCTTGAAAATAATTCGGATTGGCTAAATTCGCCCGCAATAGTTTTGATTCCGGTCAGGTCTGCAATAGATACTGCTTCGGAATATTTTGCAGGTACAAGGTTGCCAGATTCGACGAGGTATTTTATCGAAATTGGATTGACCAAATCTTTGTAAATATCTCCAAGTGGTTTGCCATCAAGCCTGCGCGGGGTAGCGGTCAAGCCAACGACAAACGCGTCAGGAAAGTGATCCAGAATTTTGCGATATGACGACGCCATTGACAAGTGACATTCGTCAATTACTATAATGTCGTATGGTCGCATAAATGACAACCTATTGCGCACGGTCTGAACCGATGCAACATTCAAATAAGGCTCAATTATTGATTTTTGCCCCTGAATGATCCCGCAAGCCAGTCCAAGTTGTTGGAATCTGGATCGCGCTTGGGTGAGCAATTCGGTACGATGCGCGATAAACAGCAGGCGTTTTTTACGCAAGGTTGATTCCTTTGCCATAAATCCTGCAACGGTGGTCTTTCCTGCGCCAGTTGGCATGACAAGGATTGATCGTTTGAACTGAGCAATAGACGCGCGCAGTTCGTTTAATGCTTTGATCTGATACGGTCGAAGTTGTATTTCTTCCATTCTATTAAATTAAAAACCCCCGAAACAAGCGGTGAGAGTCGCTCATTTCAAGGGGTTCTGTTTCCTGTACGGAAATATTTTTGATCCGCTCTCACCCGGATATTTTTTACAAATGTAACAATAAGACGCAAATAATCGTAAAAGGTTGCATGGAAAGAAAAAAATTTATCGAAATGATTGAAACATTGGAACAGCACGAACCCGCCATTATCGGACTCAATTATGACTATAACAAGAACGAAGAAACCGGTCGAACCAGCGTCACCCTGAACGGCTTGATGGTAGCCATTGTGTCCAGAACCGACACGCCTGATTTATTTAATGTGAACATGGTAAATATTGCCACGGATTCAATCGAAATCATCGGTCGAGACGAGGCGAAAAAATGGATTGATAGGCAGGTTACACGCTTTCTATTCGCTTGCTACAAAAAAATTTCTCTGTGAAAATCAGCGAGTTATGAGAAAAGTAAAAAAAATATTTGCATTGGAACAAAACAATGCTGTATATTTGCTTCATCAAATTTAAACAACATCACACAATGACAACAGCAAAAAAAATCTACAACAAACTGACTGCGATGAATCCTATCTCAACTTATGCTTCATCTTTTGGCAGTCACACAAGTCACTTAGCTCAGGAGTGTGCCGACATGGTTAGAAGTGAGATTTTGGAATTCATTCCAGAAGGCACTTTGGCACACAAGATTTTGTCAAGCGACCCACGCTCATTCACCGAAAAGCAACTATGGGTTATCGCTTTTGAACTAGTAAAAAACGACAAGTACACCGCATCAATTTAATTTCACAATAAACTTAAATCACATCATACAATGACAACGACAATCAAAATTCAAAGCCAGCAAAGCCACATCACCTTTTACAATCGTATTGAGGTATTTTCAAACGACAAACAAGCACGCCAGTACCTTTTGGAATGGCTCGACAAATTAGAATTTGACGCAGAAGTTCCTGAGCAACTTCAAGACGGTCAATTCTTTGACTGCCGTGACTACATCGTGTATATCGAAATCGCTTAATCCTATGAAACGCTACATAAAAGTAATCTGGCTATTCATCACAACCGTTTATCTTCCACTTATATTTTACAAAGAAAAATGAAACAACAACCAAACTTTTTCGAGAAGGTCAGTGCCTTCATGCTCGTAGCGATTCTGATGGGAATCGGCATGCTTATCTTTCACAACATCTTAATTCACTTCGGACAATGACAACAAGCACACACTGGAAAAAAATGACCTCAACGGATTATTTCGGGTCGCACGACCTCGTTCAGAACGATGGCAGTTATGGTCAAATCATCGTCACCATTGCATCCGTTGCACAGGAGAAGGTCAAAGGTTCGGACGGAAAAGATTCGCTCTGTATCGTCGCCAGAACAGCCGAGACCAAGCCGATTATCCTGAACCGCACCAATTGCAAGACCATCACGAAGGTACTTGGCACGCCCATCATCGAACGCTGGGCAGGTCAAAAAATTATCGTAGGCGTTGAGCGTGTCAAAGCGTTTGGCGATGTAACGGACGCGATTCGGGTCAAGGCGACCAAGCCCACACCGGACAAACCAAAAGACTGGACGAAGCAAATCGAGGCGATAAATGCCTGTGCAGATATGCCGTCTCTGGTTGCTCTGTGGCAGTCGTTTGACGCTGAAACAAAATCGGCAATGTTATCGTATAAGGATTCACGCAAAAACCAAATAGAAAATGAAAGTAATTGACAACACACAGCAGGGCAGTCGGGAGTGGCATGCCCTCAGGATTGGACGGGTAACATCGTCCAGAACCAAAGACATTATGAAGTCAGATAACTTGCCCGTAGTTGACGCATTGATTGCCGAGCGGGAATGCTTTGACGACCACCTTTGGGACGCTCTCGAGAACAATTACGAGTCCGATGCGATGAAGTGGGGGACAGAGCAAGAACCTGAGGCAAAGGCGAAATACTCCGCACAGACCGGCATAGAATTAATCGATGTGGCGTTCTGCATTCACGATGAGTTGGATTGGTTAGGGATGTCCCCAGATGGATTAACTCCAGACCATATCGGTGCGGTTGAGGTGAAATGTCCCAGCACGAAGACCCATGTACGCACAATTCGCATGGGTGGACTTCCAAACGAACACAAATGGCAGGTGTACCAATATTTTTTGGTTAATGAGAAGTTGCAATGGCTCGACTTCATCAGTTACGACCCCCGATTCGCACCGAAACCATTATACATTTATCGAGTCGAGCGGAACGACATCATCGAGGAGTTGAAAGCAACCATGGACGCCCTGATTAAGTTCTGGGCGAAATTCGAGAAGTATCATCAACAAGTAACATTTTAATTTTTATGAATATTCAAGGTAAAGTAGTACGAGTCCTACCGACTCAGATGGTAGGCGAAAAGGGATTTCAAAAGCGTGAAATTCATGTTGAGATTGATGGAGACAGCAAGTATCCGCAGGTCATCGGTCTCGAGGCACAGGGCGAGAAAGTCGGTCTTCTGGACGACATCAACCCGAACGACATCGTATCATTCGAAATCAACTTGCGTGGTCGTGAGTGGTCGGGTCAGTACGATGTCGTCAAGGTGTTCAACACTTTGTCAATCTGGAAAGTCGAGGTCAAAGTTAAGGCGACACCGCCTGCACCGGTCGATGCGACACATCCACAAGTAGAGGGCGATTCACTTCCATTCTAATATGACATCATACGAAATACACCGAC